TCTACTGCGTCTTGATTTCTTTCGATTAGATTGTAGTAATTTTCACGGGCATAATTATAATCAATGTCATCATCTTTGCGATCACTATCAACACTAGGTATAATCCTTGAGGGAGGCTCGGGCGCCATTTCTGGAGTAGGAACTAAACTTGTAATTTCTAATATTTCATCTATACGATCATCAACTGTCATCTTTATTCTCCTTATCAGGTTCTACATCATCATACCAAGACTGTCCAGTTTCTTTTAAACAATCATCGGTCAGGGGAGCAATAATATTATGTATTTCTAAAGGTGGTTTTACTAAAAATTGTTTAGGGTTATGTTTTTCTCTAATTTTATCACATATACAAAAACATTGCTTAGATACATCTACTTCAGTTAATTTATGTTTGTTTCTTTTATATTTTGTAGTACCTAAAAAATGAATGGTTTCATAACAAGACTTAAACAACAATAAGATATCTTCAGTTTTATATACTTCCCTTTTATCCAATTGTTCATGAGCAAAACTCGGTAATCCCACTCCCATTATTAAAATTAATAAAAGAACCCGAAACAACATTATTCTACAGATTCACATCTAATCCGGTTGTCACATTAACATCTATATTGTCATTAAAATATTCAAAAGTTTGTGTATAACCAAAATCATCATTTGCGGTGACATCTCCTGGTCCGGGCGTAACCGTTAATCTTGATTTAATTCCTGCTGCTCCTGTTCCTGTTGAACTAGTTTCTGTTATGAATTTCATTAGTCCTGTTGCGTTTGGAGAACCCGCGTCTGCATCCAAAAGTAAATAGTTAATGGAAAAATCTGTGCTATCTTCTAAAATAATATATTCTGGAATATCTGCTTCTTCTGTAGGCATTCTAAGATTTACTATAACACTCTTAGTAACTGATCCCGACTTAACATCTGGATAGATATATCCTTTTAGTTGAAAAGTAAATGTCCATATAATTTCTCTTCTTGCGGTAAAATCTCCCTCATAAGAATCTTCAACTGAAGTACTATTTAATATTATAGTAACATCAGGTTTAATATTCATAGAAGGAACTAGATTCACACTAACTGTAAACTCTGGCGTAAAGAAAGGAACTATCTGTTCAAATATTTGTGCTCCATCTTCTGAACTGTCTACCATTGCGGTCAAAGCAAAATCAAAATTATAAGGCACAGGATTATATTGTTTCATGAGTGTACTAGTAGATGCAGCAGTATTCGCCGCATAGACTTGACCCAGAGTATTTAATTTTCTAGTTCCATCATAAGTAATCCCGTTCATAACAAAACCCATTCTTGGAAGACTCACGGAAACACTCCCGTCAGCCTGAACTGCTCTTGTTCGGAGAATCAATTTATCTTTAGCCTCGTATGCAATAGGAACTTTGATCTGTTCTGTTATAACACCAGCAGAATTTCTCCTTTGAATGTTTATATCATTGAAAAGAGTTCCGAAAACCGCTACATATTTTCTAATAGTTTCATGATAATAAGTTGTTCCTAACATTATAGACTCCCGAATGGATTACCTTCGGTAAAATCAATAATAGCATCTGCGGCCGCTTCTATTTCTACATTAGTTGCGGATGCCGCAGTATCTGCAGCTGAGTCTTGGGCATCAAAAGAAGTAATAGAATAAGTTGCACTAGAACTGTCACCAACAATATTTACAGTTCCAGAAAAATTACCTGTCATGTTTATGAGATTTAATAGTTTATCTGTCGCATTCCAACTAGCTACCTCTCCTTTGACTGTAGCAGCGGCGAGTGATGCCCCCTGATAGACTTGCTCACCAACAGTATAGTTACCACTACCGGTATTCATTGTAAAATCAATCGAATAAGATTGTGCTCGTTCAATTGCATCTATAACTTCAATACCAGTATTAAGAGATTGATCAGAATAAAAGAACATTTCACATAGAAGATCATAAGTCTGTAATCCACCTGTTTGATAAAATATGGATTCATCTTCTACAAACATTATTTGGAATAATGCTTCAACAGTAGGAAAATAAATTAAATCTCCTTCGTGTGGAGTATCAGCTCTTCCTTCACCTTGAATATTCAATTCCGCCCATCTGCGTCTCGCAACAGTAAAAGTAATTTGATCTTTTATTTGTATTCCAAACTTCGAAATAAAATCACCCTCACCCTCAAATCCATCTATGGATTTAATATACATTTCAATTGTATGAGCACTATTATAAGATGCGGTATTATCCTCGCCCATCAATGTGTCTTCATCATTCAATGTTCTGGGACAATAATATACATCTGTTCCAAAAGTCTGTATTGCTTCAATATTCAAATTTTCTATTAATCTTTGCTCTGGTGTATTTGTACCATGCAGATTAAAATACTGATTTGTCGCCATTTATTATCCTATTAGATGATCTATTGGTAGTTCATACCGTAGTGACATTTCTGTTTGAATAGTTTCTAGTTCTGTAGTTGCATCATCATAAAGTTGTCGTCCATTCATCGTTACTCCACCCGGCAATTGCATACCCTCAAACTTAGTAAGGTTTTGACCCCATTGTTTTTTCATCAATGCAGTATTATATCTCTTGAGAAACATATCACTCCAGATATCGGCATACGTGGCCGGATCAAGAATTTTATCTACTTCAACAACAATAAAATCATCTATGGTAACATCTGAGCCCCATGAAATATCAAGATATAATTTGTCTGCATGACGGTTATATCTAAACGATGGCTGGCCTGTGAACATTTCACTAATCAATTGTAAATATTCTTGTGCAATTTCAAAACTTGCTAAACCACCACTTCCCAATGAATGCATTTCAGATAGTGCAAATTGATACTTTGAGGAAAACATAGAATTGGTTCTAGAATTATCAGAGAAAGGAATAATTCTTCGAACTCCAATAATTGCCTCGGCTATCGTTATGTATTTGTTATCGTAGTCTCCTATTGCAGTTGCAGTAGATCCGTGAGTTGTTGCGGTTGCTGAACTTGTATTGCCTGTAATAGTTTCGCCAGTAGAGAATGTTGTAGTAGTATTTGCATAAAACGTATTACCATCTCCGCCCGATTTAACTTCTGGGTCTTTGTATCTTAAAGTAGTATTAGCACTATGATATGCGTGTACTGTTGCTTGAACACCACTTGTTCCGCCAGTAATTATTTCACCATTTGAAAAAGTTCCAGTTGGAGCTCCCGCCAATTTAAGTGTCGAGCCTGATATTTGATGTTTTAGAAAGGTGTTTTCTGTTGCATCAAAATGATATTCTTGATAAAATTGAAGTGAATCATCGATGCAATCTTCCACTTGGTCATCATCAATATTCAATTCGACTACTGGCCAGCCAAGTTTCCGTTTACAATAATCTTTAAAAGTTGTTCTAGTAGTTGGTTGTGTCATTTTGTTGCCTCTGCAGATATCGTTATAATTCCTTCTGCCAATCTTTCTACTATTGTACCACCCGATTGTGTATATTCAACATCGTAAACATAATTTCCAGGGGAAAGAGCTGCAGTCTGTGTCGCAGTCAATGAGATTGTTACATTTGATCCTGCAACGGCGGTAGTTATAGTAGTAACATTATTTGATGAATAGTAAGATTGACGCATCTTAGCGGCACATGTCCCTGTAGAGATAGTGACATTCTGACTAACAGAATTTTGTGCGTAGATTACTTTTTCAAACGTGCAACCTTGATCTACTACTAAGTTTACAGTTTGTTTTTGGAGGGTCAATGCCACAATCCTTCTCCTTTTATAATAGTGTAGTTTATATAGTTGTTCCTATACTATTTATATGATTAGGAAATCTGTGGCATCTAGTTTAATTTCGCTTTTAGTTCATCAATCTGTGCTTGTTGTTCTTTAATTGCTTCTACGAGAACGGCGGTTAATTTTGTATATTGAATACCGCGAGCTTTTCCTTCTGCATTATGAGATACTAAATTAGGTAAAATCTCATCCATATCTTCTGCTATAAATCCATAGTTATCTTTAGATTCTGGATCAAATTTATAATCAAACTTGACACCTTGCATCTGCATAACTGCTGGTAACATTTCTCCCATGTTTTCAATATTCGTTTTTTCTTCTCTCATAGAAGTTTCAGTAATAACTCCAGCAACTTCCAATTGTGTGCTTGGGGTCGCTGTGCCCATACCAACATAACCATTATATGCAATTCTCATTTTCTCTGCGGCCGCTTCTGAACCGGCAGTAGCAAAAACAAGTTCGGTTCTATTATTATCTGCTGCAAATGTGTCGTCTGCTTCCGCGTATATGGATGCTCCAACCAAAATTGCATCTGTTCCACTACCTTCCAATGGAGCAATAAATTCAATTCTTCCTAATTGGTCTGCATCTACTACTGTTACTTCAGCGGTTTCTAATCTTAAAACTCCCGCGCCTGTAGCTCCTGTTCCAACAGGGCCTCGTACAATAAGTTTATCAGCCGATGCATCATAAAGCATGTAAGCGGCTGCGGTTTCACCAAAGAGTTTAACATCATATCCAGCATCATCAACTCCCATTGTCAATACACCAGCTTGGTCTATCTTCATTCGTTGTGTACCGGCAGTATGAAAATCTAAATCATCATTATCTGCTCCTGCACTAGTTTCTGCAATAATCTTCGTATCTTGGTCAACATCAATAAGTCCTCCCATACCAGCCCATGTTGAGCCACTATATCCTTCAAAACCACTTGTTGTGGTATTATATCTTATACCACCTTGAACTGCGTGCCCCCTATTGGAAGATGTTCCAACTGGTACGACAAGAGCTGTTGTACCGATAAATTTTGCTACACAATTCGTAGAATCTTGTGTTACTACAAGTGGAACTGCGGCGACTGCCAAGGCGTTATTATTATGGATTGTTACTAAACTTCTTGTTGAAGTATCAGCTGAATCTGAATCGATTGCCA